CACGATTGCCCTTTCCGCCGCTCTCGCGTTGTTGCCGTTACCGGAGCAGCGCGATGGACTGCCTATGTACAAGACTTGCACCGATCAAGTCTATGTCATAATTGCTTCGGTGGACCAAGGGGTGTTTCCGACACATCGGAACTACGAGGAGGCAATTGCCGCATGGGCGACAAACTTCATCAAATACCTCAGCGAAACCCCTGGCGATTTGTTGTGGTGGCGCGAACATCCGGAGATTGAGGGGCATATTCCGTTTGGAGACACGGCGCCCGTATGGCAGGTCTACAGTCGCTTGGTGATTGAACCGCCATGATCCATCCCCAGGTCCTTGACCATCTGAAGGCCAAGATCGCGGAGATCGTCGCCGAACGGGCGCGGTTGCTGGCAACCGGCGTCGCCAAGGACTGGTCGGACTACCAGCGCCGCGTCGGCTACATCGAGGGACTGGAACGCATTCAGTCCATCATCGACGAAATCATCGAGGACAAAAAGGACAACAGATGAGCAACGAAGCTGCGGCAGACGCCCTGCCGTGGATCGCCATCCCACCCACGCGGGTGAAGGCTCCGGCAAGAGAGAGCGAGGCCCTCGGGTTCGTTCAGGACCCCGATGCCTTTTTCGACAAAATGAAAAACGACATGTTCGCCCAGGTCGGCGATCTGTCACATATTCAGGTGCCGCTGAACCGCATCCTCGTCATGGTCTGGGTCAGGCCCGAAATGCGCGGCTCCATCATCCTGACCGCCAAGACGCGCGACGAGGACGTGTACCAGGGCGTCTCGGGCCTTGTCCTGAAACTCGGCCCCCACTGCTACGAGCCGAACGACCAGATCGAGTTCCGCGATGAGGACCGCTGCCGCGTCGGCGACTGGGTGATGTACCGGCGCGGTGAGGGTTTCCGCCTGCGTCTCTGGAAGCAGGAGTGCGTGATGCTCCACGACGAGCGGAGCATCAAGATGATCCTGCGCCATCCTGACGCGGTGTTCTGACATGAGCGATACATGGGCAATGGAATATAAGATGGCGATTCCCGCCGATCTCTCGGGAGCGTCCTTGGATGAAGCCTACCGGAGCCTTGGCGGACATCCGCAACTATTGACCCTTGTTGTTTCCAAAAGCAACGAGAGGACGGCCAGAAAACTTCAGGAAGAACATAGGATTGGGGTAGTGGTAGTTCCGGATGGCATCTTGAAAAGCCTTCACTGTTGGGCGCTGATCCGCGACAATAACTGCGTTTGGTCGGAGCCACCCGCATGAGCAATCTTATCATCGACGTTCCAGGATCGTCTCCGCTGGCTGCTCAGATTGTGGAGATGCCGGCAGATGACAACTGGGAGCATCTGCATTCCGGATGGAATATGGCGTGTGGAATTACTTCAAACGACAAGATAAGGGCGTGGATAGGGCCAGACGGTCGTATTCTATTGGCCTATTTTATGTCATCGGATTCGGATTATGAGCAAAAGCAAGTCAAATGTTTCCACAATCTTATCTGGAAACTCACTGAATTGGAGCGGCTGGGTTATATAACATTACGCTTAGATGAGGAGGAAACTTGCTTATGAGCGAAACCCTCCCCCGCACTCCCGCGCCGCCGCTCAATCCCATAACCGGCGAGCCGCCCGGCATCCGCGAAATCATGGAGCGCCGCTCCGCCGAGACCGAAGAACCTCCGGCCCCGCCGCCTGAGCCAACCCCGCCGCCGAAGGACGACGCCGAGAAGGCCGCTGCCGAACTGGCCAGGTGGAAGACTCGGGCGACGGAGGCCGAGGCCCAGCGGTCAGAGGCCGAGCGCGCCCGCCAGGCCGCCGAACGGCAGGCCGCCCAGGCGTCCCAGGGAGCCGAGGATACCGGCTATACCGCCGTCGTGACCGCTCTCGGGGCGGCGAAGGGCGAGGCCACATCGCTCAAGGCCGAGATGAAGACGGCCGGCGAGGCCGGCGACTTCGGGCGCGTGGCCGAGATTGCCGAACGACTCGGCCAACTTGGCGCGGAAATCACCGAACTGACGCGCGGCCAGGCCGAATACGAGCGCCAGCGCGAGGCGCGGCTGCGGCAGCCGCCGCCCGCCCAGCCGCAAATCTCGGCGTCTTCGGCGACCGAGCGCAGCATTCTCGGGCAACTGAACGCCCCGTCGCGGGACGCCTTCATCGAAAGCCGGCACCCCGAGGTGGCGGCCTTCCTGCGGGCCAACCCCGAGTTCTTCACCGACCGGGCGATGTTCCAGCGCCTCATCGGGGCCGATTCGCTCGCCCTCGGCCGAGGTTTGGAGCTGGGTTCACCCAAATATATGGAAGTACTCAGACAGGAGGCAGGCGTGGCTGAGCCGGCATCATCCCCCACCTATCGGCCCCCGGAAGCCCCGCAACCGCCAGCCGCGCCGCAACGCCAGCCACCGCCGCCAGCCGCCGGGCCGAGTCGCGAAGCGCCGGGACCGAGCGGGCGCGTCCAGACCGGGGATGTCTACGTCAGTCCCGAGGACAAGACGGCAGCCGAATGGCTGAATGTTGATCCAGTAGAATATGCGAAAGAAAAACAACGTCTCGCCGCCCGTGGCGAGTACCCTTATCGGAGGCGTTGACGATGCCCCGTTCCGACTCCCTGCGCGATCCGCTGCGCGATCCTCTCCATACTGGCCCCGACTTCGAGCACATGACCGACGCGGAAATCGAAGCCTTTGTGGCCGGCGTTCACGAGGGCGACAAGTGGGCGATCCCGGAGCATCTGATCCCCGACGGCATGGCCTATCAGTGGATTCGCTGCGAGGTTTACGGCAAGCCCGACAACGCCCGGCTGGCTGAAGCCGAACGCGCCGGCTGGCGGCCAGTGCCGGCCAAGCGCCATGACGGCCTTTACATGCCGCCCGGTTACGAAGGCCCCATCGTCATCGACGGTCTTCAGTTGTACGAAATCCCCAAGCGCGTGAACCGGATCAAGCGTCAGATGACCGCCAAGGCGGCCGACGACCGGGTGCGGGACATGAACGCCCAGCTGGTCTACGCCCCGCCCGGCACCGCGCCGCGCGACGCCAATCCGAAGACCATGCCGGTGACGCGCCGCGAAAGCGGCTCGACGGAGATTCTGGTGGAATAGTCATCCGATCCGGGGTATAATTCCCGGATCGGAAGTTTCCTCCCTTCGGTTGCATCAACTCGCCCCGGCCCAAGCGATTCGGCCGGGGCTTTCTTGTGTCCAAAAAATGCGCTTGATCCCATCGGGGAACGGGTCTAAGGTGACCGACGCCTGAACACAGGCAACCGCCGCCGCGCTGGCGACGGTCTCCACTTGGATCGCCGCGTCCCATGCCGGGACGCCGGCAGGTCCCGACCAGGAGACCGCCAGCGTGGCGAATGTCCAGTTCCAGTTCGGCTTCCAGCCGTTCGGCTCGGTCGCTGGCGTGCAGCCCAATTTCGGGTTTCGCCGCCGCACCATTGCCTACAACTACACCACCGCCCTGTTCCGAGGCGATCCGGTCACGTCCCACACGGACGGCACCATCATCGCCATCAATTCGGGCCAGACGCTGCCCGTTGCCGGCATTTTCTGGGGGTGCGAATACACCACCAACAGCCCCCTGACGGCGCTCCCGATCAAGTCGAAATACTGGCCGGGGGTATCGCTGGGCGCCAGCATGTCGTCGGCGACCGTGACCTGCTTCATCATCGACGATCCCGATGTCCTGTTCCTGGTCGCCTCCCTCGGCAGCACGGCGGCGATCTCGACCTCCAACATCATGTCGAACGTCCAGTGGAACGCGGGCGCGGGCGGCAACACCGCCACCGGCATCAGCAGCTACGTGATCGACGACGGCAACATCACCGACACGGCGACGCTGCCGTTCAAGATCATGGACCTCTACAGCACCTTCGCCCCGCCGGGGCAAAACGGCGCCGACGACACCAGTAAATACAACTGGGCCGTCGTGAAGATGAACTACAGCGACCGTGCGGCCGGCACCTACGGCGCCTCGGTATAGTGAGGGCATAGAAAATGGCAATCAATGTTGCGGCCCTCTACGACCTGACCCGCCCTGGGCTGCGCGGGATCGAAGGCAAGTACAAGATGATCCCCCGGCAATGGCCGAAATTCTTGGAGCGCGGCACCTCCAAGATGGGGATCGAGCGCACCGCCGAAGTCCGCTACGTCAGCCTGCCCCAGTTGAAGTTCGAGGGCGGCGCGACCAGCATGGATAACAACGCGGGCGAGCGCTTCATCTTCAACCACGAGGCTTGGGAAGTCGGCCTCGGCTACGCGATCACCCGCAAGGCCATCGCCGACAACCTGTACGAGACACAGTTCCCGGCCAGCAACCTCGGCCTTCAGAACAGCTTCGAGCAGGCCGAGGAAATCTATGCCGCCAACGTGCTGAACTCGGGCACCACCTACAACCCGAACGTCGGCGGCGACGGCGTGGCGCTGTTCTCGGCCTCGCACCCCATCGACGGCGGCACCTACGCGAACACCTTCACGCCGACCCAGATGGACCTGACCGAAGCCTCGCTGCTCCAGGCCCTGACCAACATCCGCATCAACTTCCGCGACCAGGCGAACCTGAAG